GCCGATAACCGGGATGGGTGTTGCCGGATCGAGTCGGTCATAAATAAAATCTGAATCAAGCCGTCTCACCTTGAATCCGCCTTGTGATAAGTCAGTAATTTCGATTAATACTTTCATCGTCATTCGCTCCTTTTATGGTTTGTATCTGAATTCCTCGGGGTACTCCTGTGGCAAATCTTTCAGCCAAATGGTCGGTGAATTAGCACCTAAACCGTATGAAACAAAGTCGCCTTGCATCGCGTTGGCCTTCACGAATCGCTTGCTGTCAAATGGTTCACTCAGCCATTTCAGCGTCGCCTTACTGACCGGCTTATTCGGGTGCGTCTGCCCGCCGATGACTGTGAAATCACCTTTCCCGATGTACATAGTTTCAGGCGGTTCCAGGTCATACCACGGTTCCAGAGAAAACCAGACACGCTCAATATCCCACGGCAATTGTCCGTCTGTTCGCTCGGCAAGCTCTTTATTATTTGTCGCAGTTATCCCGCACCAAACATTCTCAGGCCACTCCACAAGCCCGTACCATGCCGGGTTTTTGGTGAGTAGCAGGATGATGTGTTCAGGGTTGAGGTTGGCGAAGCGGACCATTTCCCGCGCAATCGCCTCTGAATCCACCCAGGATGCCTCCGGTTCACTTGGCTTCACGTCGAAAATAGACCAGTCCCAATCCCCGCCGACATCACCGAGTGTATTCAGGAAAATTAGCATCGGTCTTTTATCTCTTCGCCGATAATGTTTAATTCTCTCGGGATGGAAAGTCGGCTCAAACCCATACGGATAAGCCTTGTTTCCTTTCAGGCGACCGTGTTCAACCATCCGGCGGGCATAACACGGGACGGTGCAAATCGGGTCATCACCTTTCCAGTGTCGGCATCCCGTTACGATGTTCAGTGACCGTCCGGGCCGGTTTATGAGTCTTTCTGATTCGGCCAAGTAATCGATCGGTGATTCATTCGGCGCCATTTTCTTCTTCCTCCCCGAGCTTGTGATAAAGCATACACTTCATCCCCTCCCACTCACCCATGCGACCCTTTGCCGGGTAGCATTCATCCAGTTCGTACAGGTCACAACAGCAGGCGGGAAACTCATCCAGGGAGCATCCACACACGTCCGGACTCACAACACCGTCCCCGCCGAGTTCACGAATGCGGGCGCGGATGAAATCAGCCGCACCCTCCGCGTACTCGACTTCCATTTCCTCAATCGATTTTAGTTTTTTGTCGGTCATCACTCAGTTCTCCGTTTCCGTCCAGTAATATACATAGTTCACTTCTACGAAATGCCACCTGAGTAGATGAACCTTATCGAGATCGATCATGGCGAATTTCATTGTCAGTAGTCTCGGCGGCATCTTCATCGCTCGGCTTCTCTGTTATCCTTTCCCTCCACATCTCACGTGCTTTTTCTATAATTTCCCTTGAAATCTTTTCAGCTTTCTTCTGGATCATCACTCCATCATCCAGGCCTGCATTGTATCCCATCGCGTGACCGTTTCCGAATCCGATCAGGAGCATCACCGTTCCGAAAGCAAATAAGCCGAATGTCAGCCACCAGGGATTCATGTCACAGCCACCATTTCCCATGCCGTCATCGTCCCAGCTTCGATTGCCAGCGTGTTCTTTTCGAGGTCCAGCGTTTCCTGGCCGAGCAGCGTTATGTGGATCGAGCAGTTCCCATATCGGCCCTTTTCGATTACGCCTTTTTTGACTAGGGCTTTCACGTGATCCCATGCGCCGCGTGAGGTGAATCCGAAGGCGTTCCCGATTTCTTGATACGTTGGAGGTCGCTCTTTTATCGCTCGAAACATCGAAATGAACGTGAGGATTTGTAGCTGCCTATCGGTGAGTTTCATCATTCCTTCCACCTTTTGTTTTCGATGTCAATCTTTATCATTCGCGTGCAGGCCCGCCTGAAGCGCGGCCTTGATAGCGGCATACTTCTATTCCCATTTGTGATTAATACAAACAAGGCTGAATCATCATGTTTGATTATCTTTCGGCCGGTATCATCAGCCCAAAGTCTAATTTCTTCCATGCTCCTGATTTTCATATCCTCATATCCTCCTCTACAATCTCTGTCCATATCCCCCACTCTCGCAGCCTTGATCCGTTATGCTTACCGTACCTGGTTTTGAATTCGGTCGGCGTAAGGTTCGTGGTGATGATCGTCGGAAGGTATCGGCTGTAACGAATGTCGAAAAGATCATCCCATCTGCACGGCGCATAATCTGATCCGGGCTTCCAGTATTCCCGACCCAAATTTTCGATTATCAAGAGTCCTTCATAACCTGAATCGAGTTCGTGCCATTCGATCTGAATCACTTCTTTGGCGACCACCCACTTGAACCTGGCGCGGTGATGACTGACATGGATTGCCTCCTCCATGATCCGCAAGCTGTCGCCCTTGATTTCAGGATCGGCTTTCAAGGCTTCATAAACCGGACGACATGCGGCAAGCCAGGTCCAGTAACACGCCATGAACGCGGCTGATACCGTTTTGCCTGAACCGATCGGACCGCTGAACACGATGCACTTGCCCTCCATGAGATGCACGATCCACTTGCAGGCCTGCACGATTCCGTCCGCTTCGACGTTCAGCGCGTTCAGGACGTTGTAGATGCGCGGCGGCAGGATGGACCGGCGGCGTTCGGTTATCGCTTTCAGGATGGTTTTGAAATCAGGATCAGTCATATTTTACCCCACTGTTCGGCCATTGCCTGCGCGATTCCGTGATAAAAACGACTTCGGTTTTTCCATCGATCCGGTGAAGGCGACATTTTATGTATCCGGGCTTCGCGTCCGGGTACAATATCGGTCGGCTCAAGCAGCGGCAATCCCTTCAGCCAGAGACAGATTGCTTTCGTTTCCCCATGCCCGAACTGCCACGGCTGGATTATCTGATCTGGCTTCCTGATCCGGGTCGATATCACGCTGATTGGATTCTCGATACAAATTTTATCTATGAAAGCTCCCATGAGTAACCGCACGAATCCGAGAGCGTTTGCCTGCTCATATTTCTTGTCCTTGAACCATCGCGCTCCGGACACGGCAAGATGTGTGCAGGGTGGATGAGCAATCATCAAATCCCAGCCCTTATCGAGGATTTCAAGCACGTCACCCTGAATGTGCGGACCCGGTTTCTCAGTCGGCAGCAGGTCGCACGACCAGGCATCGTGCCCGCGCTCACGGAAAGCGTCCCGGACGATACCTGAAAATTCACATGCGACGAGGACTTTCATATCTTCTTCCTCCCGCTCGTCCCGCTGAATTTGCCCCTATCATCAAGAGCGGCCAGATGTGATTTCGGCTTCTTCAAGCTGTTCTGATAGCTCGCCCATATCTTTTCAAACTTCGATACGCCGTCCCGCTTGCGCCTGAGTCCCCGGAACGATTTGAACTGGACACCCCAACCCTGCCATTCGCCATGTCCGGCTCCAGGGATGATGTCGGCCTTGGCCCATCGCAGGCAGGCTTGGACATCCTCCATTAATTCCGTCGAATCTCGATAGAGGATCAGTCGGAACGCATCGGCCTGGGCTTTCAGTTCTTTCGGCTTATCAGTCCAGACATCCGGGAAAAGCTCCTGAATGAAAGCGTAGATTTCCGGGTACTCGATCTGGTCCCTTTTGAGAACCTCTGCTATCGGTCCAACTTTGACACGCGCACCCGGCTTGCCGGGTATGTGTTCTTTATTATTTTCTTTATTATTATCTTTATTAATTATCTTTATAGGCGGTACGGTCACAGTGAGCCTATCAGTGAGGGTCACGGTGAGGGTCGGATTGAGGGTATCAGTGTACCTATCGAAAAAGGCTTGAACAAGGGAATCCGGCGCAGATGTCAATTCGATCACAACGGCTTTCTGCACTTGCTCCGTCTTGGTGGATTCATATTCCCACTTGCCAACCACCCAAACCCACCCGCCGGGGAATATCTCGATGCGCTTCTTTGATTCGAGTCCGCGCAACGCTGTCTCGACGCGCATATTTCCGAATAAGTCACTATCGGATTTCTCGTCTGGAATCCCGGTATAATATGCAATTGTCGAGGGCGCGGCAATCATCGCACCGGAAGGTCCACAAGCCTGGTTTGTGACGAGATAAAGCTCAACCAAAATTTCATCTGGCAGTAGACCCTTGCGCCGGACGTTATCCCAATACTTTGTCTGGATCGGCTGATACATGCGCGTCATCTCATATCCTCACGGGACGGCCTCGCGAACCACCGTGAGATGAAAGCGAGGCGTCCCGGTTAAGGCAATTTGATTGTAATGTGTTGGTATTCACGGTGGTTCATCCCGTACAGAATAGCAAAAGTTTCGGCTGATGTCAATTCAATTCTGGTCCGCGGAAACAGTGCGGGCATTTCACCATCCCGGCTATTGGACCATATTCATCTCGGACCTTCCGCAACCTCTGTGTCGGGGTGAGGCTTTCATCGTCCAGGATATCTTTTATCGCTTGACGATCTTCATCTGTGCGCTCGATACTAACGAGTGCATATCCGGCCCCGAGACATTTCGTGCAGTTCGGATCGGCATCTTTCTTGAATGCTTCAGCGGCACTTGCCATGATTTCGCTCCTTTTTGTCAACCCAGCGGATGATCCGTAGACCGCCCGCCGGAGTTGAAAAACGTATACCCGACCCTCTAGGCTTGCGAGATTCCTTCACGCCCTCAACCTCGTTCCCGCTCTGATCCGGTTACTGTAAGACTTGGATATCCCGAACCGCTCTGCGAGAACCGCTCCTGGCTGTACAGAATCGCGTATGGCGGCAATCTGGGCATGATTGAGTATCAGGGTATCAAAAGCGCGGTGATGGGGCAGGCAGAGCAAATTTATGTTGCCCTGGTTAATATTCTCCACGTCCCCGTCAATGTGATGCCGGCAAACGGCTACCCGCCAGCAACCCACGACCTCGCACGGCTGACCGTACAGCGGATACGCCCGCTGAGTGCGCTTGTAAAGTCGCCATTTGTCACGCTGAATTTGCATTTTGAGCTTCCAATCCAATGATGATCGTTGTCGCGATCTTTCGGAATCTGATTCGATCAACCCGATTCTCCGTAATATTCAATTCCCATTCGCCCTGTTCCCACCAAAGCGAATAAGTAGGATTACCAAAAAGTCGCCGGGTTTCTCTGTGTAGACGGCCTTTAAATGGTTTGATTCGCTTTTCGATTTCGGCAAGTGTCAGCATCGTTCTATCCTCCGGATTTCGGCGGACAATACATAGTCTCGCCGTCATAAAATGTAATCATGGCTCCGCACGTGCATGGATAAGTCCCTTGATATTTATCTGATGATTTTGCGGCCCGGACAATATTGCCGCTTTCCTCGATGCTCCATTTCAAGACAACCTTCTCATTGCAATGCGGGCACTCAAACTCCTCTGAATGCATCGGTAGCAATCCGGGCATTAGTGCGCATGAATAATGCAGGGATGATGTCGGATGTATTTCACATAATATCCATCCCGCTTCTCGTAGAGCCTCGATGTTTTCAGATAATTGCCCCATCGTTTATCCTCCAGGTATTTTTGATATCACGGCTCATTTCTTCCCCCACAGCGTAATCCATATCATGAATAATAAAAACTTGATCCAGTCGATGTTAGAAGTTTTCTGAATCTCAACAATGTAGAACTGCCACGCTTCGATATCATTAAGCACGGTATACACAATGAATCCAGCCCCCGAGACGACAAAGCATATCCCTAAAATTGTCCAGCTTTTCAGTGTCATGTCAGCGCTCCATCGCAATCGTGTCAATCAGCCATAACCACATTACGCTGTGTGGGAATCCAATACCGTCATTCCTCGCCGAACTCCATGCGTCCTGTGTCTTTACACCAAGTATCCGGTCAACCTTCAAGCCGGAATCAAACCATGCGTTCAGCGTCGCTTGCACAAGACCGATCTGTGATGTTGATCCGCGCCAAGCAACTAACTTTGATAGGTCACAATGCAGATGATCCCCATGCGCTTTATCATAGAAGTCGCCGAGAACGACCCCGAAATGGCGGGAACATAAACAGGCGGCCTGAGTTCTTGACCTATGGGTCATTCGGCTTATTTCACACCCGTTAACATGATCCAATATTTTATGCATTGCATATTTGTATACTTTCACTTGCTTAAATGCAGGGATTTCGTTCAAGGGATTATCAATCAACGTAACTCCATCCCAGTCCCATGCAATCCCGCGCCGGTGTGCATTCGTTACCGATCCTTTATTTACCTGGAATCCGGCACTCAGGAACGCTTCAATATGCGGCAACCATCCGATGGTTAATAGATCGACCGCAAGCGATTCAAGCGCGGTTTCTAACTCAACCGTCCCGTAGAAATGATGACCTTCGACCGGAACGCCGTAACCCTTGTCCGGCATCCTATCGTACAGTATCGGCTTATCACCGATTGTTTTGATTTGCTTCATTTCGTTCAGCCTCTGTGTTTTTATAGACGAAACCCTTTGCGGGATACGCCATTTCCCACGAGTAAAGATGCTTGTGCTTGTCGATCCAGTCCGAGACGATATTATTGATGCTATCTATATCTTTATCATCCTGCTTGCTATAATCTATCCCGTCGCAGCAGTAGTCATCCAGTAAATCCTGCATATCAAACGACGGAACGTTCTGCCTGCAAAGACAGAGGCGGATTTCCGTCAAGTTCAAATGGTCCAAGTATTCGATAATATCATCCTCGGACCAAAAGAATGCGTCCCCGGCGAATTCGTTCATCGGGAATGTATCACCATCCCATTCGATTTTTTCAACTTTCGCCCACTTGGAATCCCAATCTGTCATGGTCATGTCGCTTCCTCCGTCTCCGTCTCTGATTCTTTCGCAAGTTCAGCGAGCAGATGCGTGATTATAAACACTTCGTTCGCAGGGAAAACGTGCATTTCGCCGATCGGCAACTCAATCAGGATCGGGTAATCTATGTCGTGTGGCAAGCCCGACATTACCGATGGATCGATAGCCTTTAACCATTCATCGAATTCATCCCGGCTCTTGAATAGCTTGAATACCGAATCACTCTTTATCATGTCGCTTCCTCCGCTTCAGCCTCATCAATTCCATCTGCACGACCACGTTCATATTCAGTTTCCATGCAATCCTTACAGGGTTCAACCGTGATAGCTGGAGTTCTGCCTGAGCGCGTGGAATCCTCAGCCAAGTGGCAAATACCTTTCCCACATGTCGCACAATATACTTCGACATCAATTGTTATGAGCGGCATCGCCGTCCTCCATAAGCTCGAATTCGTAGACTGTCAAAACGGTGCGCATCGTCCAGGCAACTCCCGGACTGATCTTAATTATGTATATTCTGCAAGCTGAAACCGAATTGAAGCCCTCCGCTCTGGCATCAGCGTATGTAATATCACCGAGCCGCTGTTCCCTGATGTCCAGTATCTTGATATGCCCCCGCGCCTTGTCTCGATAACCGCACTGGACAGGCTGAATCGATCCGACCTTGTAGCGTGGCGGCTTTAACCGGCGCGTCTGCGTTTTATCCCCGGCAAGTACCAGGTCAGCCATTTCACGTTTGAACTGCATCGCGCACCTCCGGGTCCACAATGGATTTTCTATACTCAATATATTCACGATATGTCCGAGAATTCTTTTTATTATTGCAGTCAGCACAACAGGGTACGATGTTTTTAATTGTGTGTTTGCCGCCCCTGGACCGCGGAGTTTTATGATCGAAACCCAAAGGCTGGACCGGATTAAATCTGATCGTTTTAATATCCGAACCGCAATAGTGGCATGATTCCCCATGACTTTCGTAGAGTTCTATAAGTTGCTCTCTGGTGACATCGCCTTTAAGCAACCATTTCTTTCTGGCAATATTCTTAGATTTATTCTGGAGTCTGTCATAATTTCGACGCTTCCATTCTCTCGCCTTTTTCCGTATAAGAAGTCTGTTATTTTCTTTATATCGTCGCCCTTTTGCTCTCTGGCATGGCCCGCAATACCAGCGTTCTCCCCATTTGATCTTTCTCTCTCTACCACATTTATTACAGATTCTATTCTTCATGCTTAGATTCTACCACGGAATGCTCACTATTGCAAGTAAGCACCGCATCTATCCTGTTCGGCTTACCATCGATCAAATCCAGTACATCGCCAAGATTCACATCAAGTGAATATTCATACCATGCCTTGCTGATCTTGTCTCTCAGCACCCCCCGCGTACCGGCTTCGAGCACTTGCAAGTAGCACGGCTCAATCGGTTTAGGCCAACGCAAACCTTCCGGGTCATCGAAATACTTCCGCTTGATTGCCGGATCGGTCACGACGAAAACAACCGTATCGCTTCCGTGCAAGGTCCACCAGGGCTTTTCTGACAGCATCACGTACGGGGTTTTCGACTTGAAGTAAGACGGGTCGGAGTTTGGGAGCAAGCCGTTTTCAAGGATGCTTTCAACCCGGTCAGATGTCGTGGCGTGAAAGCATGGCGTGACAGGCTCCCGCGTACCGGCTTCGAGTGCGGGGCGGTTGGCTTCGATGTGGTCTGCGATTTTAAGGTAGGCCGCTTGCATCCCTTTGCCAAAATCAGGATACTTATTATTTGAGCAAGCCCCCTCTTTTCTACAATGTGTAATCAAATCATCAATGCTCATCGGTTTCATCGCGCACCTCCGGGTCCAGCACAGCGCGGGCGTCGGTGAGTGCCTTTGTACAGGTAGAATGCAATGCGGCTGGATCAGGATGTACTGCAAGCGGACTCACGTTCTTCTCCATTGCTTCCCATACAAGCACACTCGCTTCTTCCAAAGCCTCGACCACCGGCCTGAGTTGCGCGGCCTGTGCTTTATACCTGTCATACTTGGGCCTAAGTTTATTCAGCACATCATAGAAGCGGTCTTTACCAAACCTGTCATGCATTTCTTCATTGCTGACAATTGTACATTCGCCCTTGTCAACTCGCTCGATCAAGTCTATACCAACTCGTTCAGCAAGCGCGGCCTTTTCGCGTAGGGTCGCGAGTTCGGACTTTAGATTATAATATTCATAGTACAGGGAAATCCGTGCCTCATCGCTCTGTTTTAAGCATTGGTCACAAGGGATTTCACTTATACCTTCTTGGTCGTGCCCCATATCGCTACCGCAAAGTAGGCATTGAGCCGTTACGGTTGGACTCTCATCTAATTCCAGATTATTATCGTTTGAGTTCATGACCGTTCCTCCAGTGCCTTACGCGTTTTCACGGCGGGGCAGTCGGGGTTGGTGCATTTCTTATCCATATCAGCAGGACTACCGCATGTAACACACCACCAGCATCCTTCTTGATCTGCGGCACAAGCTGGAAGGTTATCAATGTCAAGCAACTCCCCGCACAGCCCCCACGCCGTAGCCTCGCTGTCGCGCAGGGTCGCGAGTTCGGCAGAATCGATCGTTTCATTATCAGGGTCTAAGAAATGTTCGAGCCTGACTCGATCCCGCTCCAATTCGATAAACTCTTTTTCTGCTTGCCTTATCGTCTTAGGCCAATCTTCGTCTGGATCACAACACTTTGTATTGATATTGAGGTTTTGTAAAATAGTTCTAATCGCGCTCATTTCTCAGCCTCCAGTGCCTTCCGTGCTATCACGGCGGGGCATTTTGAGTTGGTGCAGAGATTATCTTTTGGGCGAAAAGGAATATTAGGAGTTTCAACTTTGAAGTAGTGGGGACTCCGGTATTTCTGCCCACAGATTGAGCAACTGGCATCGTATTCTGCGTTGCCTTCAGGTTGCCAACCGTCAACTTCCGTGATGTTCTCAAGCAACTCCCGCACCGTAGCCTCGCTGTCGGCTGCGCCCTTCAACGCCATTTCCAGGAATTCGTTGCGGGACTGGAGCGCGGTATTTTCAGCTTCAAGCTCAGGCAGTCTCTTGCACTCGTACAGCGAAACCTTATCCTGGAGCGCGGCTATGAGGGTGCGGAGGGCGTCAACCATCTCACGCTCGTCATTCCAGAGTGAGCCTGAGAACTTACTTCGTATTTTATCCAGCAGTTCCGCAACGTCGCCGGTCGGCTGTGTCAGGCGCGGAATACGGGCCAGTACATGCCCGCCATATGAGCCGCAACCCATCTGGTCACAGTTGTGCAGCGCGTCGCCGTTACCTTCTTTTTCCGCTGGCGGATCACCAAGAATTACATACTCGGTTTCCGACATGTAACACTCCATCAGTTCGTAGCCTTTGGGAATAGTTTCATAGTCCTTTGTATATCCTGCCTGACGAATCAGCTCAATCCATTCGACATTATTCGCACAGAGATTGTGTACCGGTTTCGTTTCCGTTACTTCTAATATGGCAATCTTTCTTTTGCAATTCTGACACCACCAGTACCCATCCCCGGTCGGCTCAGGTGTCGGGTCATTCAATGCGGTTACTGCCTTGTCCAGGAACGCCCGCTGTTCATCGCTTACATCATCAAGCCAGAGTACATGCTTGCCGCTCTCATCTATGACCTGATAATCCGTGCTGCCTAAGATTTTCAAATTCATTTCTTCAACCCGCTTTCCCGCCAGATAAATTCGATATGGTTCCGGGCCATGTTCAGATTCAAATCAATTGGATCGATCTGATGCGGCTCCAGGTGTCGCTCCAGCTTTTGTAATTTCTGTCGGGCCATGGCGATTTCGTTCAGTGCAGCCTCGAATTTGTCGGTGAAGTTCTTCTGTCGCAGATCGACTTTCGCCTTTGCGTGCAGGGGACGGATCGGGTATGCGTTCAGGTCAGGTCGTGCGCTCATTCTGATTTACCTTCTGATTTGAGTTCCGCAATACGATCCTGCACTTCTGTGAGAACCTTCTGAACGTGCGCATCGTAATCGCCGTCTCTGGGTCGCTTATCATTCATTTTAATATCCTGAATGAAAGATGTTAGATCATCAAGGTCAATCACATACACATCAATCGGGATCGGCTCTCCGCATTTCTTGCAGACTTTGATTCCATTGTCAACCATCGTTTTCACCTTCCTTAAACAGTCCCGTTTTATCTTCTTCCGGTGCAAGGTCCGCATCGGTGATCGTTTCTTTTTCCTCCTCCGGCGTCTGCTCCCACAACGCTTTCAGCACGACCTCGCCGGATGCGACGGTCAGGCTTTTCGTATCTTTCCCTTCAGGGATTTCAGGCAGGCCGTGATCGTCCAGAATCTTGTTGATGTAGGGGATGTAATCGACAGCCTTCTCGTACCCGAGTCCGTGACAGAGCCGCTTGATCTGCTGTCGCTTGCCGGGATCGATTTTCCCGGTGCCGGGATCGACATTGCCCTGCTTGAAGTCCGCTCGTTCTTTTGCAACCTGTCCGGCCTCAATTGCCTGCTCGGTCGCCGGTCGCTCGGGATCGTGGACCCATTCCTCTTTATCATCCCGATAGAATTCTTCTTTAATATAATAGGTTGAAAGCCCTGGGATGGTTTTGCGCAACCCCTCAGCTTGCGCCCGGATCGACATCATGTGAAGGGGTTGATTTAACCATTCGCCATGCTCTTTTGCCCGTTCAGCCCATGAAATGATTCCCCAAAGCGGTTCAGGATGATCTGATCGAATCACGCCGATCTTACAATGCGTCGGCACTTGCCCCCTTTCGCGACTCTTTTCAAACACGCCTTCATACCAGATGCCGTTTTTGCCGCGATACCAGGGCAGGGTGAAGCCCCGGAATATCCCGCTTTCGTGAGCCTTTTTAATCATCCAATTAATTGAGAAAACGACAGCGGCCTTTGGTTTTTTCCCACCGAATTTTATGAAATAAATCTCACTCAGGATCGGGTTCGCATCGGCCATTTTGGCCTTCCACATGAATTCGTGGAATTCAATAGGGGTCGAATTGGGAGCGTACTTCTCCTTAATGAACGTCCGCATCGTCTCATCTTCCCAATTCACGACCGATCCGGGTTCACGCTTCATTATCTGGTTCATTGGGTTCCTCCATTCGCGCTTTGGTAAGATACTCGCCCACCAGTGAATCATAACCCCTGCACTGTCGAGTTTCAGAACTGATAAGTTTCTCAATTGTCATTTCCTGAATCCAGATACGCATGCCCGTATTATCGCCGAATTGATGATGCGCGCACCAGTCGGCATCGATACCGTATAGCTTCATTGCTCGGCGGCTCATAAAAACGATATGGGTATAACGGTACTTGCTTGAGCGATATCCCGACCAATCGCCGATCAGGATATAAAATGATCCGTGCCTTTTTTGCTCATTCCGTATTCGACTCCAATCCCTGCCCCATGTTTTTGCTATCGCCCTTTCCTCTTTGTTGAGCGACAGCCTTGTTGTCGTTACGCTTTCCATCTCTATCATCTCCTCACTTGATAATCAGCCTGGTTCCCTGTACGACCTCACAACCAGGAGGTATCGGTCGGCCTTCTTTATCAGCGGCCTTTATGGCGGGCTTATCGGCCTCGTACTTGACGCGCACGAATTCATCAGGCCAGCGCATTATTTGTAATTTAGCCGCTTCGCCAACAAGCACGGAGCTACCTGTACCTGCAACTTTCAGCAGTCGAGAACCGGCGGTCAATTCCTGCTTTCCGGTTTCATTCATGTAGCGAAGGATGTTCTTTTTCATTCGTTCGGCGTTCGATTCGCAGGACTTCTTTCGCTGTCGCTTTCGATCAATAATCTCAACAGCGGCCTCGTAATCAGCCGCCGCAAGTAAAGCCGTGTACTCGAACTCCTCCACGATGCGGATCATGGCCTGGATCTTCTCGCTGGACTGCATCTGAATCGAGAGCAGGGCCATTGCGGATTCTTCCGTATCAGGAATCTCGCCGGTCTCAGGGTCCGGTTCAGGATTCAAAGCCCACTCGAATTCCATCAGTAGTTCGGCTTCTTCCTGAGTGAGTTGATAGAGTGATTTGCGTTCATCAGTCACCGTCGGCCTCCTTGTTTATTTTCCTTTCAAGTTCTTCAATGTGCTGTAAGGCATCCTCTAAAGTTGAGCGTGCAAATCCGAATCTGAATGCGTGAGTATCGCCGATTCGTCCGGCTCCCAGATATTCTTTCAATAAATCCTCATCGGATAAACATACTACTCGGAGGTTGTCAGTGAGATGTAGAAGTTTGTGTGAGGATATGAATTCCGACATTTCTCAACTCCTGTGTTTGAAAACTCAATGAGTGCCCGGTCGCGACTTGCTGCCGACATGCTTTGACCCTGGAGCCTCACACCGCCGGACTTCTGCACGAGCACTCATTCAATTATCAAGATGCTTTTGTTTGATAATTCAGTAGGACACCTGTGAGATAATGGGATTTGAACCCTAGAAACCATCTTGACCTCTGCGCATACCGGGTCCGGTAACAGATGCCCTACTCAATTTTCAAGGTGCTTTTTTGATAACTCAGTAGGATGCTTGTGTGGGGGGAAAGGGACTCGAACCCCGGATTGCGCGCTGTCACCGTGACAACCCCACCCGCATTGTCGGCCTGGTTGCGGTCAAGCATCCAACTCAATTATCAAGGTGCTTTGCGGCCTTGCCCGTGCGGGCTAAGAACGGGCCGCGTCGCCCCTTACCAAGTTTTCGTGGGCTAACCCATCGAGAGTTAGTCTGACTGAAGCAAGCGACAGTAAAACTTGCCTTCCGCGTCGCTTGCAGTGACGGCTCGACCGAACAGTATCCAGTCCTGGCCGATAGGTTGGGGACCGCCGCCGGTGGCATGAAGTCCCTCATTGAGGTCGATGAATATCCGGCTGCCGACTTCAGCGGCATCGCTCATTGTGAACTCGAAGATCCCTGAAAGCTGGAAACTCAACTGTTCGCCCGACTCGACAGAAATCAGTGCGACACCATTGAATCCGCTGATCCTGTACGGTGAGCCTGATGTGTGGGCTGCTTGGGCGGTAAGCGTTAATACGTCGCCCCGGCTGATATAATTCTTCGCCATTCGTTCGCTCCTTTTCAAAGTATTCGCAACGTGCGGGACTTCCATTTATCCCATGTGACCAGTCCTTTATCTTGTAGCCTTCGACAATGGCCTACCGCCGTCACTTTCGCCATTCCGATTGCTTCGCCAAGTTCCTCAAAGGTCGGCGGGCGTTTATTGTTCTTCTGATAGAGCCGGATCGCCGCCAGGATATCCTTTTCGCGTGGTGTCGGCGTTCCCCTCGATAGTTTCTTTCTCTTTTTCATAACACTTTTATACCATACCCTTGTGTAGTCTGTCAAGTGTTCAGCATCGCCGCGTCGATTGCGGCATTGAAATCCTCGAATCTTTCTAACGGCTTTGGTCTCTTGGCACGTTTCCGATACGTGCCCCACGGTTTAATCGAGTTAAGAAGATCAAAGATAATAAATACTTGCGTCTTGCCCGACATCATGGATTTAAGCCACTCCAAACGCTCTGAATCCTTGCGGAGTTCTGCGAGTTCAGGCATAAGCTCCTTCACTTCATCAAGTAACTCGTACCAATCTTCTTCCTGAATCAATTCATAGCCGGACTTTGATATTTCGATTACTTTTTCTATCGCGCTCATGTCATCACCTTTTTATCAGCCGGGGAGTAATCGTGCGAATACTCCCCGGCCTTATCAATGGAGGAGGTACTAATTCTTCTTCTCGTTAATCAAGTTGAGGACAGTTTCGTAAGCCTCCGCTCTCCCATTGTAGTGGCACATTGATCCGTGCTCTGGAGCTTTATCGCTCCTTTCTAATGCCTCATCCCGCCACTTCTCAACCTGGTCACGGATGCGCTTGCGTTCTTCGGCACGGATGCGGTCTAACTTCTCCTCTTCAAGTGCAAGTATTTCCGTCGCTGTACGTGTTGCCTTTGCCTTGATTTCTGTCTCGTTCATGTCATCGTCCTCCGTTTTTCTTCTCGTCTACTTTCAGCACGATCTTCAAATCAGCCACCATGGCATTGAATGTAGCCGATCCGCGTATCTGCTCGTAGTGAATACATTTCAACAATCCCCTGAGTAGCTGCGCCCGCCTGTATAGCTTACTGTTGAGTTCGTCAACCTTATCCTCCAGGTCAGCGTAATACTCTTTACAATCGATGCTGTTCGTGTCGCATGGAGGCCACTTGCATTCAAAGTCCCATCCGCCGATATGCTCCATCGGATGATCGCATTCCGGGCAGTCCAACGGCTCGATACCGTCCGGTGGTTCAAGGTTTTCCCCGAGGGATGTATGCGTCATTTTGAGTTCCTGTCTCTCGGCGGGAATATCTGCTCAACCTCAACCTTCAAGGCGCGGGCAAGTTTCTGTTTCGTCAAGTTCATCGGATCGGAAAGCTGATTCTCAATGAAACTGATCGTGACCTGGCTGACCCCGCTGGCCTTAGCCAGTTCCTTCTGAGTCATCAACTTCTTAACTCGCCACTCTCTGAGATGGTTTTTAATAACTTCCGTTTCGGTCATAACATCCTCCATTGATCTGACAATTCAATCTAGCATGTGCGCCGGGATTCCCCACTCCGGTCCTGTCCGCTACTATTGCAATTCACCTATCCGGTCTATCGTTCATAGTTCACTGTCAGGATTCCTAAGAACTCACCTTCATTGAGGCTTCTAGCGTCCATGATGATTGCCGTTCGCGGCGTTAGGGGCTTTTTGCATCCCCCGCATCTTCACTGCCGGACTCTGACAAGTCCCACACATGCTAGATTCAATTGTCAATGTTCTGTACCAGCCGACCGGATGTAGAGTCCGGTTTCGCTTTCGCTTCGTCAGGACTGGTTCGTTCGCTTTACATCACAGACACCATCGCCAGTGATGATCCGCTTGAACGCGTATGTGCAGAACGGCTTACCCTTTTGGGCATTCTCGGGTTCGGCAAACATACAACCCAGGCACGTCTCATTATACATCTCAATCAGTGCCCGCTCGTCCGGCTCGAAGTCATCAGGATTGAAATGAATCCGACCCGTACCTTCATTTTTGATTGTGAGTTTCATAACATCCTCCATTGATCTGATGCCCTAATCATACCACACTTACGTACAGCCTGTCAAGAGTACAGGACTTAAACGTGCAGAAAAAGCGGCTTATTTTAATCAGCCCGTGACCCGCATGGTTGCTATCAGATGCCGGGATGTGGATATAGTTCAATGAATAAAAGTGGCCCGGTCGATTCAACCGGGCCTTAAAGGAAGGTGCAGGGAGGCGAGAGACAGTTATTTATTCTGCGTTCGCGTTTTCTCGAATTGCGTACCCGCATACCAGGGATGCGGCATCCAGTAATCAATCGAGTTCTCATCTTTTCGCTTCATGCACGTATTGGAATTCAGATGCTCTACATACCATCGCTGCCCTTCATGCAAAACAATTCGCTCCCCGCTCTCGAAGTCGTCATGCAGTTTTACCAGTCTACCATCAGCCGCCTCGACTATCATCATTCGATAAGTCGCATCCTGGCATCCGTTGTGTTCGCCATATCCGGGCGGTCTTTCATTCGGACGGTAATCGAGCTTGTATATTTTTTTCCAGAGACGCTTTGCAACCTTAAACAAGAAATCCCGGCTCGCCACAATCGTGCCGAACGGCGAGCGATACTTGCCGCTTTTAACTCTATGCCTGTCAATCATCTTATTATTGTACGACCAGGCAACCAGGGCTTTGGGATTCTCAATTAAAGCGCGGACTGCATGTACGAGATATTCCGGTTCAAAATAATCATCTTCATCGAATATCGCCATGACTCCTTCTGTCGAGATGTCGAAGAAGTGCATGAGTTTGTGTAGCCATAGCTCGGGCCATTTACCGTCCACATTCGACTGCACGATCCGGTGTGGCAAGTCGTGATTGAAATCCGGCTGTGTCCCGTTCTGATAGATCATATATTGCGTTAAAAGTTGAGACGGATACCGCTGTATCGCCGCATTGAAAACGGCATGTTTCGCGTAAACGGGATTGACCGACATGGTAAGAAGCGCGACAGAAGGGAGTTTATTGTCAACCCATAATCCCGGCTCTTTCAATTCCGTTTTACTCATTGTGTAAACTCGGATTCCATGCTCGTGCATCCATCTTATTTCATCATCGAGAGCTTCACAGCAGTTCCAGATTTTACCGTGCTTGTCATCCACGTTGCCGGGTGAGGGCGAGCCGTCCGCATAGAACGCGCCGGACATATCGACACCATCCAGAACGATCTCACGCGCTCCGAGACGGTGAGCCAGATCGATTCCGATACCGGCGATTGTTTCATCCGGTCGAAAATATCCGGGGACCGGCCTGAAACCATCCTCAAAGTTCGGCACGAGTTGGAATCGATACGTCGGCTTTGACATTGTACGAGCGGATACGGCGCAACTCCAGACACGCTCCACGCCCTCTGCTGATAGTTCCAGTGCCTTTGCGAACCAGTCACGGCTCGGAGTCATGCCGTCAGCACAGAGCCACATGTCGGGCTTGCGCGGCAAATAATTTATTGCCGAATTCACTGCGATTACGTAAGCACTTTCCGGTATATCCTTATAATGCTTTAATCCGTTCGGGCCGGAGCCGACAACGAAAACGGTGTGAGGCAGTATCTTCCCCTGGTCCAGAATCCAATCGGTATGTTTCGGGATTACCGACCATTCAGTGTTTATCCTTTCCAACCTTTTGATCTCCGACATGTTCTCGGCGGGCATGTCCTGCGTGAGCGGCTTCTCGATGAATTCAATATCAAGTCCACTGTTCTGTAAACTGATTATCATCCAATCGAAGAAATCCTTATGGGGCCAGTCGCCAAGTTTATTCGTATCCTTATTTATGGTTCCGTCGTGATGTCTCTGACCGTTCAGGGAAACACCTGCAACCCGGACATGTTTCACTCCCATGTAGTAGCAGAGTTGAATCGCCGCGCCTGCTACCGTGCCGTGCATTCGTAAAGTGCCGTCGCTCTTTTTGAATGGTCCGCAGTCCTGCCTTTTCGATCCGGTCTTCACTTTGAAAACGGTTTTAATCCAGGGATTCATCGGCTGGATCGAGACGTTACAAACGAGCGGGACCGGCTTGCATCCCGGATAGATGCCACAGGGCGTTATATCGTAACCGGCGTTTTTAATCTGAAAGGAGTACTCTTTCCAGACATCGGTTTTACAGAATCGGGAATCACCGATCATCCAGATATTCGGATTGATGTCGTAGGTTATCGCACCGTTCAGGGCGATTGTCAGCGCACCTTGCGGTATGCGCTCATGCACGCCGGTCGATACGGGGGCCGTGCCGACAATGTAGACGGTATCCGGGAAGGTCATGTCCAGGGTCAGGATGTCGAAAATCTGACTACTCATTTTTATTCAAGTCGTCAACTTTCTTTTCGGAATATTTGTTGACCCATCCCCAAAAGAAAGCGCGGACCTTGCGCCAGCCCTTCCATCGCTTCGCTTTGTCGGCGAGCGTTTTGAGTCGAAGTGAGAGTTTATCGAAGTCAGACATTTGCAGGCTCCTTTTCGGTCGGCTTGTCCCCGCCGTTCAGCTTCAGGATCATTTCGATTTCCTCATCCTGAAGTCGTTCCATCTCCATTAAAAGAGTCGATAAGGTCGGGTGTTTCGATTTCATGGCCTTGTCCTTTCAAGAATTCGGCGAGTGCTTTCTGTGTTCTTATTGAATGTTTTCGCAGGATTATATCACGTTCCATCGCTTTGACGTGTCGATCATAAATCGGCTTATACCAGCGGGCAATCCAGACGGTCGCAATCAACAGCGGTGCCGCCGGCCCGAATATTTGACTTATGAGGTTCCAGTCGGGTTCCATTTATTCATTCCTCTTACAACGCTCCACCTGCCAGCGTATAGACGGGCATGTAATAATCCTGGTCGGGTATCTGGTCGCCGTCGTCTTTCACTTCAACCTTTATCCATCCTACCAGTGTAGCCGTATCTACATCGCTATCATTTACAATGCTTCTGTCAATCTCTCCAACGGTAGCCGTACCGATAAACTTAATGAACGGCTCGTCCACATCTTTCTGTTCCAGTTCCTGTACCGGGACAGCCCCGGATGAATCGCTCTGAGTAACCTTTAATTGATCGGATAGCGCGAGTATCTTGGTCGCATCATCATAACTGAATGTCGAGTAGCCGGCAAAGACTCCGTTATCATTTACCTGGACCTCGGTATCGGAACCGCCTGGAATGGTTCGACCGCCTGCTGCTATCGGAAGGTGAACGTGTCCGGCATGTTCCGTCCCGTCGTAAGTGAGAGTCATCTTGACGTTGGCCGGTCGAGTCGTGTAGAAGTAAGCCTTTAATACCAGCCTGTCGGTATCATCCATCGCTATCTGTTCTGATTGCGAATACAGGAAATGCTGTAATGCTACGGCGAGATCATTGATTTCCGCCGATGTGACATTGAAAAGTGCCGTCGTGATAGGCGTATCTATTTGACCGTCGGCGACAGCATTGGTGATGTCCTCATTGACTATGATCGTGGTAGGCCCGCCTCCGCCTCCCGATGAGGAAGAGCAAGTATAGGTACCATCGTTGCCGGTACTACCTGATACTGTAAATATTGTTCCTGTAGTAAATTCATTCGTTACACCTTCAGCAACGGTGAAAGTTTCTAATACAATATCCACCCCGGTTATGTCGTATGGTCCCGCCGCTGTTGATCTCTTGTACACGTACAGCTTCAGGTACGATTCCGAACTGGCATTATCCACATGAGCGTACATATGCCAGTCCCACTCGCCTACCGGAATTATCTCTGTACCGGGGACACCGGCTGTCGTGATAAAAGTACCGAGCAGCATCTCGCCGTCGGTATTCTTCCCAGTCTGAGTCAGGGTCGCTTCCGCGCCTGTGGGGATTGCACGTTGCCACTTTTTATATCCACCTATTACCGGGTCTGCTGCATCGTCCAGGTAAAACGCCTGTGCGAACGGCGGAGTAATGAATTCAACGGCGGTTTCCTCCGTATTCACCCGCAAGTATTTCAGGGCGGACCCTGCGTAAACGGTCGGAGTGTCCACCAGATCGATCAGGTCATAATCGTAATGCCCGCCGCCGTCTGTCAGGTCACCATAAGTCCTGCGACCTCTTAGAAGCCTGGTGCCCGGTTCGGGATTTTTACGGACGATGCCGCGTATCATCGCTTCGATTTCAGAAGCGATATTAGGCGGTCGAGTTTTTCTGTCATCAGGATACGGCATCTAATTCCTTCCTTATCCCCCAGAAATAAAGGTCTTTCCCGTCCCGCGCCACCTGAAATTCATACTCCGAAAACCCGGCATCGAAATTAAGGGCTTCACGGAAATCAAGCTCGGCCAGGTTCCGATAATAATCCGACCAGACGCCTTGCAATTGCGACGTGCCGGACGATTCGGGTGACAGCCGCTTCGTGCCATGCTCGGGACGATTCACTGTAGCACAGGTGACTATCAGGAGTCCGCCGATTTTCAGCATTGAATACATCGCCCTTAATGAATCGATCCAGTACATATCATGTTCGAGCGTTTCAGTACAGATGATCGTGTCATATTTCCCGTGCCATTTATGAACGGGCATCACAATATCGACGTTCGGACCCGTCACTACATCGATTCCGGTATAGACGCAATGGTCGAAAAGGAAACGGTTGCTCCCGTTAATATCGAGACTCCCGACATCGAGAACGATTGCATAATTAAATGGGGTCTCGCCCTCAACGTAACAGAATCGCTTCTTTACTTCGAGACAGAATATTTGCTGATGTGGATGCATTACGTAATCACGCTCGCCGACATATCGAGTACGGAGCCGGTCGTCACGATTCCGTTTCCATCGGCAACAATTCCCCAACTCCAAAGGACGCCCGTATAATCTACTTCACCGTTGCCGTTTTCATCGACTTCAAGAGTCAATCCGACTTCCGGTTTTGCCGGTAGAACGCCCTCATATCTATATTTCCGCATCGTATGAAGTCTCAACTTATCGATCAGAAGAACGCGACCCAGGGATACCGCCGCCGCGTCCGATGCCGCACCGATTGGATATGACAGGATGCGCGGACAGCCCGGAATTCCATTGCCTGATTTGATACCGCCGCGCATCTTTTCAAAACTGCCGGAGGCTATCAGCTTCGTTGCATCACCAGCGTCTGTCGTCAAGGCGGAAAGTTGTACCAGGACATACTGGACATTGCTGCCCTGGATTTCGAGATCGTGAATCACGGCACTGTGCAATTCGCTGCCTGTGATCGTATCGGGTCCGGGCATGTAATCAAACATGATTCGGACAGCATTTACGGTTCGCTTTTTGAATGCTGTCGCGTTTCCGCTCTGTACCCACTTCCCGTTTTTATCAGGGAAGCCCTCAAACTCAACACCGAGATTTACCCATGTACCGGAATGTGTCGCTGTCGAATAGTCATCGCATCCCTCGAGATGGACAACCCAGGTATTCGTGGAATTCCTGTGAGGTTGATCAGCATCGATTTCCCGATAACTCCCGATCTTTAAGTTGATTTGATCGAGATTGATTGCAGGCGGTGTCGTGCCCGGTCCAAACCAGAATTGCCCGAATTCGATTGAACCCGCCGGATCGTAATCGTAGAACGCGCCGAGCTTCGTATCCGGTCGTCCGTCCACAACCATATCCATTCCGAAATCGCCCTCCGCTGTATCGGTTGTCAAATGATCGTCAGGGAATTCCCAGCTTGCGCCGTCCTCGCTTATGCGCTTGTAAATATCCGGCTTCGCACCTACTCCGGTCGCTTCCTGATGCCATGAGTATTCAGCCGATACCCGATTCAAATTCTGATCGTCCGTGTACCGGATGCGGATCCCGGACATCGTATCCTCGATTCCGACATCCTCTTCAATGCCGGTCATGGTTGTGATCTTGAAAGCCGCCGTATCGTTTGCTACGATCCGCAGGCGGAATTTACCTTTGTCGTGCCTGTACCAGAATTTCACTTCATCTTCGAGATCGATCACTCGCAGGAAATCACGTATCGCGTCCCAGGTATATTCGGGCTTTTCTTCCGGGTCATAATCGTACCGGGTAATTTTCAACGCATTTGTCGTGGCGTCAAACCAGAGGTCCGGCGAGAGCTTACCATCGACAACCGCGCTCGGGACGGCTTCTGAAACCGTTATCACTGTCGGTCCTGACCCTGATTTATTCGTTATCGTGTATACGCCGTCGTTTCCGGTCGAATTATAGACCGCTGCGAAATCGCCGACAGTGAATGAATTCGATCCATCCTCTGCGATTGTGAAGGTCTTATTGCCTTGATGAACCTCTGTAATCGACCATGTTTCAAAACCCGGTCCGCCATATCGTCTCGGAGCGGTCAGCATGGCCTCTACAACATCATTCACTGTAACGACGGTTGAAGCCCCATTGAGTACTTTATCCTCATCATAGATGTCATAAGTTGCCCGATACGTACCGGATGCCGTTGCAGGCAGGACGAACGCGCCGATCTCGACATGCACAACGTATTCCTTATCAAGCCTGAGAGACACATAGCCGGTCGTGGGGTCGTTCTGTAGCGTGATCGACCCCGGAGCAATGCGTTTGCCTATCTTTTCGTAGACGGCGGTTGTGGCGACGTGTGCGACCTTTGTGGTGCCGAGTTCGCCGCGCTTGCAGTTCCGGAGCCTGTACTTGTTGTCGTCTGCACCGCTTGAATCATGGTATCCGTCGTAGTAAATCCATTCAGATTCAATCTTGACCCATCCACGCGGACGGAAACCGTAAGCCGTTTCGGAAAGCAGAATGTTTGATTGATCGATATTCCCTGTTCCCGCGCCCGCGCCTTCATTTGTGGTTATCGGTTCGCTGACAGTTATCCGTGTCCGGGTGTCGCCCGGACCGAGCCATACAGCGGCGATGATCGTATAACCGCCGTCGTTATCGCCCCCATCTGAACCGGATACATCAAAGGTCTCGCCCGCTACGAATTCGTCCGGCACGTTATCCTGAACGTAGAAGTATTTGTTTGTCTGGTCCGCTTCGTCAATCGCGTATGTCCCGACACCGATTGCCACGTCTAAGGCATCGCTGTTGCTGTCCGAATCCTGAATGTAGCATTTTTGTCCGACGCTTCCGGGGTCCAGGGGATCGGGCCAGAGCGAATCGCCCTGGAACGTGCCGTAATTGCTGCTCTTTTTTAATGGGAGGTCCGTTACGGTTTCATCGGATGTTGCCAGGTGCCAGACATCGTTGCCGTTCGCGTCCGGGACGATTGTTTGAGCCAGAACGCCGTCAACGCCCCAGCAGGCAACCTGCATGATCGTGCCGGTCGGGTACTCGGTAAACACCGGCTTCTTAATCACATATCCTCTGAACCAGGGATCGGAATCGCGCTTGAATACAATCGTGCCGTTCTGCTGAACCGCGTTTGTGTCTACGGTTTCAAGGGAATATTTCGATTTAACATCGGTCGGAATAAAAAAAACGCCTGCACTGATTACGTTGTAATCGCCTGACAGCGCGAACATCGACAGATCGACCGCTTCAGATACGCCGGAACCGCCGCCTGAAAGATTGTAGGCGGGATTATTGAATGTCGCCGTGAACGTCATGCGTTCGCACCGAGCCTGTCAGCGATTGTTTTAACCACACCACAGATGAATTCTATCGTGTACTCGAATGGCTCCATTTTCGAGGGCGACATGGCACGTGGCGGCATGACGTCAATGTAAGCCTCGTAGCTTTCGTAGTAGGCATCGGCTGTAAAGCTCGGGTTGGCTGATGTGAAAGTGCCGTCCCAGACGAATACGGGTCGCCGCTGATCGAAACAGTCCCAGAGCATGTTTAATTCACTCATAATCAGGGCAAGGTGAGTCGCATCGATTACCAGTCGATCAGGCGTTGTCCGTGCGACATCCTTCAAACGCGGCAAGCGGTTCACGTCCATTATGAATCGGGACGTGGTATGAATCGGCTGAATGACAACGGGACGGTCGAGTGTTACGTTTCGGAGCAGGTTGTATGCTTTCGCCGGTGTTGCCGGACTCGCTTCATCCTGTGAAGCCCGGACCCAGAACGCGGATTGTGTTTTATCGCCGTTCGTAGTCAAGGCCCAGTCACCGGGTATTGAAAAGGCGACATATCCGGCTCGTGTAAATCCAATAGTTGAATTAAGCAATGTCGATAACGATTCCCATGAATCGCCGTCCCAATACTCAAATGTAAAATTACCGTAACCGACTCCGACAGTTTGAGGTCGAAAGCCTACCCATGCGAAAGGTTTAGAATGCCCGACATACATGTAATCGGTCGCGTTCTCCCAAAGGGTGAATTCCGCGCCGCCGTCTGTCTCGGCATCGTAATCAATCGCCTGTGCATCGCGCTTGGTAAATATCGCGCCGATTGCACCGTCAAACGTCGCGCTCGGTATAATTTCCGAGACCGTGATTGTAATCGGACCGTCGCCGGTTGCATCGATCGCGCAAGTATAATCGCCATTATTACCAGGGGGTAAAACTGCCCCGGTTATGGTAAATGTCGATCCGGCTACAAATTTACAAGCCACATCCTCTGCGATCGTGAAAGTCTTATTGCCCTGATCCCCGCCGGTTACATCATAAGTTCCGGCGGTATATTTCCGGCAATAAGTAAATCCGTCCCGCTGTATAATCACGATCTGTTTTGCGGTTACGGTCACGATGCACCGATCCTTTGGGCCTGTGCGCGGATGTCCTGTACGAGTACATTCATTCCGGCTGCCCCGCCCGCTGCAATCAATCCCTTCGTTACTCCGAGGAAAGCGGTTGCCAGGTCTTCCGGGTTGATGATCTTAGTGAATATCGGATTACTTGGTGAATCGCCGCGCCTTTTCTTTCCGATCAAACCGCCGAGGAATCCGCCGACTGCACCGCCGACCGGACCGAATAGAGCCGTACCGATTATCGGCAATCCCGCTGCTAACGCGCCGGTAGGACCGCCTGCTGCAAACCCGCCGATCATTGAGGCGGCAATGTTCTGCATTATCTCATTCGTGAAGCGGACCGTCCCGGCTTCCGTTACTTCCGGTTCGGGTATACCAGTGCCGGTGAATGCCCCTAAATAACCAAAGTGTTGAACCCGGATACCGGGGAATCTTTCCCTTGCCCTCCTGTATGCTTCCGCCTCCATTTCAGTAGCACCGGGGCTAACTTGCGGTTGTAATGAAGTTGGATACGGGGAAGGAATACCAAACGCGCCCGGTCTTTCCGCGGCATCATATATATCCTGAACGCTTTGGAGCGCAACGCCGAAATTAAGTGTTGCATCCGTCAATGCATCGATGCCGCCGGCGGCTCCGGTAGATGCGGTTTCCGTATTGTTAAGGGTTGTATTCAGGGTGCGAAGCGAGGCGTTGAGATCATCGGTGAAGCCGCCGGATGCCGTAATCACCTCTCCTAAATCTTCCACTACAACTTCCAGTTCTTCTAAAGCTATTCGCGCTTCAACCGCCGCTTCCGCTTCCGCGCCCATCGCATCTATTTGCTCCTGCGTTATCGGTTGCGGTCCGAGCATTCCAATATCTCGCGCTGCAAAATAATCTTCAAGAACCTGGGTTGTCTCAACCATTGCGCCAGCCTGGGCGGCGGCGGCGGCCTCAATTTCCGCACCCATCTCCATAGCATCTTTCTCTATCTCATTAAAAGCCTTCCCCCATGCATATCCCAATCCGATCCCGGCAGCAGCAGCAATTACAAGCGGATGTCTCAGAAGTAAAATAGCGGCTACGAGATTCCTCATTGCTGCTCGCGACTCCCTTGCGAATAATGTAATTGCAATTATACCTTGTGCTATTTCGGAAAGCCCGACAATAACGGGACCAGTCACAATTGCAAGTCCGGTCATACCTAATGCGGTTTTTCGCTGTTCTTCATCCATATCACTGAATGCCTCGGCGGCACCAGTCAAGGCATCTATCAATGGCGGCGCGAGGGTTTCCACCAATTCGCTGACAACTGGTAATAATTCGAGTCCGATTACCTGGCCTGTTTCTCTTAAATCAGCCTGTAATGCACGGATTCTATTCGCCGTGCCGTCCGCCGTTCTAGCGACATCCCCCATCGCAGGACCGGCGCGTTCAACAATTGCGTTATAAGTTGCTTGCACTCGTGTCGCCGTGTCCATTTCCTCACCGAGTACAATTAATCCATCCTTCAATGCCTGCGCCTCGATTGTAGCTACATTAAGCACAATACCCAATTGCTTCAAAGGTTCAAATTCACCCGTTATGGCACCTCTCAATTTTGTCATCGCTTCATCCGGCCTGAGATTATAAAAGCTCGCAAAGTCTGCGGACATCTCAGTGAATGCCGTAGCTAAATCATAAGATGCTCGTTCGGTAACTCCCATGCCGCGAGCGACATTGAAAAACATCGCTGCCTGCTCCTGTATGTCGAAAGTCGTTTGAATGATTGCGGCTGATGAAGTTTGAGACCACGTTTTAACCGCTTCAGTCATGCGCCCAAAACTGACTTCAACCAACGATTGACTTTCAGCAACATCGATTCCCATTTTTGCTACAGTTGCACCAAGAGCAATAATAGGGAGTGAGACACCAACGGTTAATGCTTTGCCGAAACGCCCAAAGCCTTGAGCCATCGCCATCATTCTGCGATTAGCCTTTTTAAATGCCCGCTCCATCTTGTGAGTGGATTCAGTTATTTTATTTATGGAACGAGATGAAGCTCCCGAAGTTTGTTGCAGCCTGGGGGATAATTTATCGTTTAACTCCAAAGTAACTTCTAATATCTTTTGATTCATCGCTTTGCGTCCGCTTTCGCTTTCTCACGCGCCCTGTCCATCGCATCGGCCTGCCAGTGATTCATTCGAGTCGTGAAACAGTCCATCGCTTCAATATACCAGTTCGGCTGATCCTCCAACCCGCCGGACGATAACAGATGCCCTTTTTCGTAGTGCCTGTACAAGGCTGCAATCTCGTAAACATCATCGTCAATATCATTCCAGGGGCAGGTTTGCCGATAGATCGTTATGCGGTCGCCCGCTTCGTTCTTCTCATAATCCATGAGGACCATGAGATCATCGCAGCCCTCTATGCCGGTTCTGTATCTACACTCGCTTTCGTCCCGTTCGCAGTCACCGCATTCGAGTTCTGCGTAGAGGAGCCTGCAATAAAATCCACGGCTTCCTCCTCATCTTCGCCGAAATCAGAAACCTCCTGAATCGTATCCAGGATGTCACCCATAAGGTCCGCCGGGAGCAGGTCATAGATTTCTTCCTGAACGGCTTCGATCTTCCGGGTGCCGACTTTCAGCTTTTCAAACTTTAATTCCAGTGGCTTGCCGGTTTCGGAATCGATAACACCCTTCAAGCCCTTCAGTCCGATCCTGAACGTGACAATCGAGATGTATCCGCCTTCAGCCACGACCTTGCGACCTTTTCTCTTGAACGGTGTCGATCCGGCGATGTGTGTCTGCATCGAATTGGACAGCGGCTTAACGAGATATTGAGTCTCGCCGCTCTTGTCGCCTTCCCATACGATCCAGTTTCCGGTTCGTTCCCTCGGTACTGTTTTTGTAGCCATTTCAAACCTTCCTTTTTAAGTGAATTCTGATGTGAGCTTGGTATTGTCCGCACCCCAACCCATGCGGTATCGGAGCCTGACACAAACGACGCCGCCGACATCGGTTATCTCGGGTGCGGCTCTCAGGTATCCGTCGCCGGTGATTGTCAGGATGTTCCCGGCTGTCGCGCCCAGAACGGCTGAAAAAGCCGTCTCGGTTTCGGCTGTCAAGTCAGCCCAATAATTTGCCGTTGAGAAATCGGGCAGGACGGCGAGCACATCCCATTCGGGCATCTGATTTACAAGATCCGGTGCCTCGATTCCGGTTGTGTCATAGATGCTGTAATTCGGCGAGTTGTTCTCATTATTGAGATTGATGTTTACCTCTTTCAATTTAAGCGTCTTGGTGCCTACCGTGATAACCATTCCCTTACAAGCAGGCGGATGCGCCGATGTCGCGATTGAGGCTGATAGAGCGGCTTCCGTCGGCTCGGTATATTTCCCGGCGAAAGTGAATGAAGCCTTTGCGGGTTCGCCCGGCCTTAAAGCGATTGACATATTGCCGACGCAACCTTTACAAGCGATACTCACCGCATCACCCAGGGATTGCGTTATGTCAACCGGGGTCGTGTCCGTTACCAGGTCGCCGGTGACAAGATAGGTGTCACTGGTTCCCGGATCGTTCGCGTAGTTTAATCCGCAACTCAGGAGAGCTGCATCAAAAGCTGGCGGGGTTCCCGCTGTCCCGGAACCGGCTAGCCAATAATCAAACGACGGCTCGGTCCATTGCGCTCCAGTGACAGGCGTATCCCGTTTTGAAATCGGGATTTGCCCCGTGGTTTCGTGGACATCCGATTTCACCGGATCGATATTAAGGTTTTCAACCCTGTGGGAAACTGAGTCAAACTCAACTTCCGACATTGCTGTTATGTGAGGTGCGGCCATTTTCTTAGCCCTCCGTTTTCTTTCGTTTTATATCAGGCGATTACTCGCTCATAAGTGACAATAATCATCGCATCCATGATGAATTTCTCATCACGCGGCCAGACAATCGGCGGGTCCGCGTTCAAGGTCATCGCTTTAATGCAGGTTCCGTTCAACTGAATGTCCGTGTTTATGGCATCGATTGCGGCTTCGTACAGGTCGGTAAGGTCGCCTTCAGTTTGTGATTCCTTTGCCACGATGCGGATAAATAATTCGATGTCGATCCAGTCCGACTTCGATACGAACGGATCATGTCCCCGCGCTCCTGCCCGGATGATGCAGACGGGATAGTTGCCGGAGCCGTACTCCTCGCTGTGTCGGACATCATCGGTGACAAGGCCGAATTCAGGCACTTCAGTATTGATCTGATTGACCAGTGCATATTTAATATCTTTTATTGCCTGCGATGCCATTAGTTTATGTCTCTCCAATAAGTGCAGAGGATCATCGCGTTCAGGATAAACTTCTGATCTCTCGGATAGACCGACGCCATATCCGCTTCCGTCGTCAAGGCATGGATGCACGTCTCGCCGACGGTCAAATCCGTATTGATTGCATCCACGGTAGCCTCATACAAATCTTCAAGTTGATCCGATGTCGTAGTCCCTTTCCCGATAATGCTTATCAGGATTTGAACGTCTATCGATTCGGTCCGGGCGAGTTTTTTATTGTGAGCGAACCCGCCGAGCCTGATAATGCAAATCGGATATTTGCCCGATCCGTAATGATCTGAATGTCGCAGAACGTCGGTAACGAGCTTGAAGCCGTCAACTTCAGTATCGATCTGAGTAACGAGTGCGGCTTTGATAGTTTTTATGGACTGCGACGCCATTATTTATCCTTTTTCCATCCGACGTTTTTCTCTCTTGTCGTATCGCATTTCGCGCAACCGCCTGATCCTCTCGGGATGTATGCGCCGCATTTCGGGCAATGTAAAATATCTTTTTGCTTGACTTGCTTTGCCATTAAAATCCGATTTCCTTTTTCAGTTCTCCGATGACTTTATTCGCTTCAACCTTCATCGGATCACGGAAGAAATAAGTAGGCTTGATGTCCGATCCGGGGTGCTGAACGCTCTTGACCGGATGTTTCGCACCCGGCCAGAACAGAGCCTTTTTATGTTTCGGTCTGATCTCATGCGCCGGTGTCCGTCCGCCCCAATGCTGAATTTTCGCATACTCGACCTTTGATCGTAAACCAAGCTCATATTTATTCTGTGAGATTCGACCGAACGGTTCAAAACTCTTTCGCAATCGTCCCGTCCTGACTCTCAACACGCTCGGATAAAATGCCAGTGCCGCCTTCAAAAACCGGCGCGGCATATCAGCGGCTTTTTTGCCGACATGCTTTGCTGACTTCTCAGCCAGCTTGCTGAGAATCTTTTCGATTCTCGGAGCGAATTGCTCTATCGGAACGGTCTCTGTCATATCAACCGCCTGTATCGGTCAAGCACCGTCCGTACCCGGCTCGGCATTTTCGTGATGAATGTATCGATCGAGATTGATTCTCCGCCCATGCCAACCGATGTAAGCCCGCGCCGTGCCCCGCCTTCCTTACCTTCCGTCCAGAGAATGTGTGCAATTTCCAGTACGGCAAGTTCAAGCTCCATCGGCACTTCCCATAAACCGTAGGCATCGCCGTAGATGTCCCAAACCGGCGTTGTATCCCAGCTTGTATTGTCATAGCCCGCCGTGTACGAGACTTTAATTGCATCCTCCGTCTCTGCATAGGGGGAACGCCAGTTGCCGTACACAGCCGCGCTACGGTAGTTCAGGAGCGGATACAGCAGATACCTCTCCTCTCGAATCCCGTAATGAGCCGCCGTTAAAGCGGTCCAGTCGGAACCATCCCAAACTTTGACCTCTGATACCGCTGTAACGGGCCATTCCCGGAGCCAGAGCCGGTTGCTCGCTTCTCCGGCATATTCCTGATCGGTATAGGTCGCCGATATGAGATTTCGAGCCGTGTACTTTTCGACAAAGCCGGTCGCCATTACGAGCATATTTTTATACTCATCATCGTACTCGACTGAGCCTTCATCGTTCATAAAGGCGGGCGACTTGAAAACTGAGAGCCTGGCGAGTGATCCCATTAGTTATACTCCATCGGTTTCAGATCGTGCGTCTCAGGAATATCGATAACATGGTCTCGCGCAACAATGCCGCGCTCGATCAATTCCCGGGCGAGAGAATCATCAAGTGAGACTCTCTCGCCCGGATGGAATAATCCCCATGCTTTTACGAAATGAACGATCATTGGCAATCCTTATGAGGCGATTGCCCTCGATGCCTGGATCATCGGACCCATGCGCTTGCGGGACAGAATGGCAGTGATCCCGGCGATGGTGGCGATATCACCCGTGTCGGATGTTTCTGTCATCACACCTCTAATAAAACGCAAGTTGCCGATATAGGCCAGCTTGTAAACCGTGCCGTCTAAAGCGGTCGAATTCACCACGATGTTAGACGCAGTAGTTTCACCGTCGTCAAGATCGCCGACTGCAACGGCGGTATAAGACCCGCCGACCGTGGCGCATTCCGTAAGCGAAAGCGTCCAGTAGTCGCCTGAGTCCAGATGCGAATCGGTCCCGATTGCAAAGCAGACGGTGACCCCGTTGTATTCATCCAGGTCTACGGGGTCCGATGTGTGTGTAGCCGCAAGCGACTGCGGCTCGGACATCGTTACCGTATCGAATTCCCCAAAGTTAGATAAAGGCATTTGTATGCTCCTGTAATTATTTCACTCATTAAAGAATCAAGCCCCGCCCGTTCTTACTTACGAAGTCTTTAAGCCCTTGATTGCTTCCGGCTTAACGACCTGTCCGCCGACTCGACTTCTCGTCTTGAAGTAAACGCGCGGCCAGATCGTGTAGATGTCCCGTAACAACTGGATTCCGCTTCTATCGACGATCCTGTAGCCCGCCTTGAAGTCGCCGAGCCAGAGCGGATAAACGTCGCTGCCTTCATCGGGAAGAGATTCACAGATGATGAACGGTCGGCTATACAGCATGTTCGGAGGACCGGATATTAATCCGCCGTCCTTCATCATGTAGTAGCGGCCATTGGAATCTGCGAGTGAAAGCAGGGAAATGTACGTATTGGAGTTGAAAGCCCAGGTCGCATTCGCCCTGTAGCGAGCTTTCAGGGTGCCCCACATCTTGGGGATGTCATCGGGCTGTACAGCATCGCTTGCGGCTGTACCCGTACTCGTTACAGCGGCGGGGTAGATATTGTCATCTACGCTGACAGAGGTAGTGTATCCCATCGGCTGCCCGGCTCCATGTCCTTTGACAAAGGCGACACCCTCGGTATAGCTGAATTGTTCAGCCATATCCACAGTGACTTCCTTTTCGATGAAGCCAACATCAGCAAGCAGATCACCCGATACGGGAGTAATCCCGACCATTGCATGAACGGGAATCTCGTAATCGGTATACTCGCCCTGTGCGTCGGTTCCTGTTCCGAGTTCAGTTTCCCATGTAGCGGTAGGAGTTCCCGTCCGCCGGAAGCCTTTCAGGCGGTCGGATGTGCTGATTGCCCGGACCTGTGCAACCGACCGGACCGGATCGACATCCACGACGTTCTTCAATATCTCAGCCTCGATCTCAGGACTGACAAACACGCCGCCTGCTGTCGCTACCGTCTCAACCAGGGTGCGGGTTTCAAGTTCGTACTCGCCTATGAAGGTCGAATACCGCTTGTATTCATCGGACGCGAAAAACTCAATGGTCTCTTTACGCATCGCCCGACCGCCGATAATCTGTGAATCGCCGAAACCACAACTGAGCGCATCGAGAATCGCCCTGTGGTGGTCGCTCGGCTTCACACCAGCTTCAACCTGAGTTTCCTTTAACCGCGCATAGCGGGTCTCGACTTCATCGAGGCGTTTCTGCAGGAGTTCAATACCCTGCACGGCCTTGACGTTCTCGGCAAGTTCTTTACCGATTCTTTCAAGCTCGGTAGTAAACTCACCTTTGCCGACACGATCTTTATCGGCCTCGTCCATCCGCTTTCGGACATCATCCACAGCGGCGGCCAACTTGCCGATATTGTCAGCTATTTCTTTAATCTCTTTTTCATCCATTATCGGATGCTCCTTTACTAAAGTTTTTCCAATGCGCTGTTAAGCGCGGCTGCGATGGGGTGGATGTCCGGCCCTTCATCGGTATTGCTTGCGGCTCCGTCAGTGCGAAGTGCGGCTGACAGGAGTGCGATTTCTTTAGTATCAAGCCCGGATATTGCCCGGACGATTGATCTCACATCTGTAACTAATGCACCCGGATTTGCCGGGAAGGGAGTAATCGAGTATTCAGACAGCGCGATTTCATCAAGTCGGACGACACCCTCAATGCCCTTAAATGTTATTTTCGTTTCGGCAATTATTTCAAAGCCGATTGAAAGACCGGCGGGTGCGCCGACGTCACGTGCAAGCCCCATCAGAGACCATGCTTGCATTGCAATGGGAATATCCTCTATCTGGATTTTTCCTTTGACCTTCAATCCCTTTTTATCCTCAACCGCTTCAAGACCCATGCCGATCCATTCCCAATGTTGGTACATCACACGGACGTTACCGTGATTCTCCTGCAGGGTCTTTTTGAATGCGCCTGGTGCAACGATCTCATTGTAATAGGGAATGAGCCGGTTGAATTCACTGGCATAACCCTCAAATATGCCTGTTTCATCATCCATGCCGGCTTCGGCTAAGTTGAATTTTATTGCTCTCGTTTCCATAATTTCACCCCGCTATATCTTTTCCTCTCCAACCGCCAGCGGCACTGTAACGCATCGGCAATTTATATCCTCTCCGGGATCATTCAGCAATCCCGGACCCGAACCTGTTGCACCGCTCGGACTCGTGAAATCATCATCCAGATTCACGACCTGGCCGTCCATCGCCGTGTGAGTATCGCGCACGTTACCGTCGCGTGCCGACAGCCATTCTTTTTGTGCGACTCCCATTTGCTTGAAGCCTTCCTGTGTCGCCTGTGTCGCTGCCCGTCCGACCTCGGTTTGTGCGATAGTCCGCGCCCGGGCAACAGACAGGTCGCCGAATTTATCTAACAGCCTGTCACGAATCACGTAGATGCCTTCATTCTCAGCGAGTCCCGCATTGATAATTCCCTGCATCTGGGTTGCCGTCGTACCGTTTATCAGCTTCGACCGGGCGGCTAAATCAAGTGCGATGAACTGTCTCAATGCCGGTCGCTCGATATCGAATAAAACACCTTCCGCAATCAACTGATTTATCGCCTGTTGCCCGAATTCGATTGTAAGGTCAATCTGTAGAGCCTCAAATTCCGCAACGTATCTTTCAGCTTCAGACTCGAAATCGAAAGCGAGTTGCACAAAGTTGTCCGGGAGGTCGCGCTTCTCGCCGCGTGCGAACGTCCCGGTATCATTCTCGATCAGGAGCTTGGCTATCGATTCGACTTGCTTCTGAAGGTATTCGGCAACTTTCGCTTCGTATCGTTTCTCGAATAGCCGTCGTGTTCGGTCGTGTCGGTCGAATGCAGCTTGCCGTTGCTCCTCTGTCTGGTAGAGGCTTGCCTTGCTGATAGACCGGGACTCGATTGGTCCCTCACTCGCTTTTCCCGCTCCCGCTCCGACAATCGATATCGGGACAAGATTGAACGGCACGAGCAGAATATCTCCATCTTTAATTTCCTTCAGTCCCATCTCGGCCCGCTTCTCGTTAAAGGTCATCCAGTCAGCGGTTTTGAGCCGGGTCACGAGCGCGTCCTGGTCCGCTCTCAGGCAATCGATATGATCCGTTATTGGAACGATCTTAGTTCCGGGCCTGAATCGACCATCGATAAAATGATTTAATTCAGACAGGAAATGCATCGTATCAGGCAGCGTTTTTTCCTGATATAACGCTTTCCGAGCCTCTTTATAGTTGCTGTATGTGCGACTATTCGGGTCGCCGATAAGGATCGAAGGAACACCTAGCGCGGCTGCAATATCGCGCATGAAATCCTGCTTACCACCGAGCCAGTCCATATCTTTAGGCGACATGGCGAACGTCGTGTAAGTGAGTCCATCCGCCGGGATAGCCGCTATTTTGCCGACGTTATCGGGACCGTGATATCGTTTTTGCCAATCTTCCTCAAACTGCTCACGTTCAGCTTTTGTCCAGGATGACATGCCCTGAATCCCGACCAGGCCGGACGGCTTACCGGAATTCGACAAGAGCCGTTCGTTCCATTTGATTGCCGCGCTGTGAGCGTCGCCAGACCTGCTCGCTGCCTTCAGTGCAGACAAGCCCTCAGAATTATTCAGGCCGGTTGGAAATGCAGTATAGAACATCTCCTCTATCGTCCGGTTCGTTATTGAGTCGATACGGAAGCCGACAACAAGCGGACCGTCCTTCAGGAGCGTTACCCTGTCAGGTTTAATAAGCCACATCTCGGGCGATGTCATAGCCCGTTCAAACTCACCGATCCGCTGCGTTCCGATTCCGATTCCGTGGATGTATGCCGCACCGCCGACGTTCTGATTTATCGACCATTCCTCAATGAATTCCTTCCAGGCCTGGTTCGGATTCGGCTGTGTTATCAGGGCTTGAAGCGGCTGTAATTCTTTCGGTATCTTGTCGAGTTCCAGGACTTCCCCATTGACTGAAATGGCAACTCCGATAGTCGCAGTCGTCCGGGCAATCATATTCAGGCAGGCATAGATTACGGGGTTTGCATGAAAGCCGTCCCTGATGTAAGTGTTGTAGTTATAGGTTGATCCTGAACCGGAGCCGGTTATCCACTCCCACGGAACAGCGGGTTTACCGATAGCCCTGCTCTCAGTTTTCCTGAGTAACCATGTAGCGAATCGATTGAGAATTGAATCAGTCATTGAGTCAGTTCAAGTCAATAAATGCCGGGGCACCTGTATGCAGTCCGATTGCCCCCATGACATAATAACGCAAGCCATCGCACTCATCATCATCGATTTTAACCGGCCTTTCGAGTTGCGCCTTGTCACTCCATACATAGTTCTGGATACCTTTTATCAGATTAACACAGCTTTTGTCAATTTCCAACCCTGGAATATCGGGTCGTGACAACAATTTCCTGACTTCGACAATGCCGTCATTGACACTATTTATGCGGGTTCTGTCACGTTTCGACGGTTCCCAGACACTGAATCCGGCATCACGGAAAAGTTTTTTAGATGCCGCACCGGACGGGTCCGCATAGACCATCCCCATAATGTCGTAGATGCTCTCGGCATCCGGTTCAAAGGCGGCTATGTCGTCAAGTTTCGACAGGACCCGGTTGCGTTGATCGACCGGGGACAAGCCGCGCTGTGAGATTTCAGCGAATATGCGGATCCGGTCGCCGTCGATCACCTGTCCGAACAGACAGGCAAACGGATGATCGTAACCCCAGTCAATGCCGAAATCGACCGGAACACCGGGGATGTACGGATAATGCCCGACATGCCAGGGCTTGCCGCTTTTCTCATATTTGAATTGCGGATAGATGGAGCCGGACCGGGCCACGATCTGGGCCATAATTTCCTGCAGGTAGATGTCCATTGAGCCGGACCGCTCACAATCCCGCTTGTAATCCTCCAGCCATTGCCGGGACAGTTCAGGGTTCTCCCATGAGGTCGCCTCTACGGTGTGGTATCTTGGGTCCGTGGCTGATTGCTCGCGCCAGTCATCATACGTTGCCGTGAAGTGATTGAGCGGACCGTCCGGGGTCGATATGAGAACGATTACGCCGTTCGTGTCGGCGGTAACGGGTTCCAGGTAAGTTTTCAGCGTTCCGGGTTTATGATCGGCAAATTCATCGCCGATGATCTTGACGACGCCCTTACCCTGTAGGCTGTCCGGGTTGCGGGTTGTCAGGCATGACAGGCGGGATTTCCAGGGGAATTCTATGTACCGCTCACGTGCCGATTTCTTAACCGGCTTTACCCCGTTAATGCACCGCTTATCGACAGCCCAATCCCAGACGTATTCAAATACGGGGTCGGTTACATCGAATTCCGGGCCGACGATCCAGATATGCCGAATCGGTAGATTGCCGTCGGGACCGAAAGGAAACTCGATAACGCATTCATCCGCACTCGCCATCGTCTTGCCCCATCGCCTACCGGCGAGTTCGGCAATCCGGGTCGCGCCGTAATCAATTGCGGTATGGATCGAGTTCTGTTTTTCCGAGTGGGGTTCGTACTTCGTTACTGATCGGATACGCTTCTGCCAGTACCGTCGCTGAATGAGCCGCTTAAATTGCGGGATCGTCAATCGTGGCTTCGCCGTTTCCTTTATTTCCGTTTCCGCTTCCATTATCGGATGGATCGAATTCTACGCTTAATTCGATTCGTTCAAGTTCGGTTCTCAGTATATCACTGATTTCATTATCAACTTCATCAGCAGGTGCGCGGACGTTGACGATCTCAGCCCTGAGTTGCCGCACGAAACGCTTGTCCGTGTTCTTCAGGAGTTCAAGTGCTACCCCTTTATCGCCGTCGTCTATCGCCTTCCTGATGACTTCCCATGCCTTGTGCTGAACCTCATACATGCGATTATCCATGAGGTTATCGAGTTCATCCCAGTAGGCATCTGAATGGCGGTCGGAATTGATTGTCGGCTGTGAAACCCCGTAGATTTTAGCGAGTGCGGTATCTGTAATCTTGAAAGCAGCCTGGTAGAGCCGGACAGCGACATCTCGCCGTCGGGCATCCGGCGTGGGACAGGCGACTTTATCAGAATTATCGACCATGATGTAAACTTTAACTTGACTTGCGTTTATAGATCACTAAAAGCCTACCACAGTATCGGGAAAATAAAAAGAGACCCCTGGCTGAGATGGGAGGGGTGCCAGGGGTCAATGCAAATTATAGGAGGATTACCTATGCGGGTTCAATAAATCTCGTGACAGGTCGAACAGTACGTCCGCAACGTTTCAAGGGCAGGATTGTATCGGTCGTCCCGCTCAAAGCATTCAAACCAGTCATCGCAGTATTCGCTGTAGCCCGGACCGTTTGTCGGCGGGCAGGGTCCGAAAAGATATGGCCCGACCTCTGTACCCAATGAACCGCCACAGCCGATGAGAAGTAAAAGCATGATTATGATTGTTAGAGTTTTCATATCTGGATTATATCATGTCAATCTGTCGTTTTTCCCCATTCGACCTCATGGCACTGCGAGCACCGGATAATTCCCAGATATTCACTATCCAGAATCAGAATGTCTCGCGATGGGGTCGCCCAGTCCCCCGGATCGTATCGTGCTCCAAGTATTGCTGAATGTGGCCGGTATAGTCCGCATGTGTACGTGACGACGCCGATCCGTTTCAGTTGCCGGACCCAATTCCAAGCGGTCTCCATACTGATATTGCAACCATCGCCGACTTCCCATTGAGCGACCGGCTGGTGTCGGTTGATGAAGGCCAGGATTTCGAGTTGTCTTTCAGTCAGATACATTTGCTATTCGCCAAATCGCCGCCCTTTCCCGCCTCATTGCATTCATGCGTACTCCGTTCCTACCGTGCCGTTTGCAATGGCAGTTTGCACAAAGAACGATACACTTGTCGATTTCTTTTTGTATTCTTTCAATTGAACTTCCACCATCTATCAATGAGGAAACATTCACATTACCTTTTGCCTTGCGATTCAAATGATGAAACTCCAAGCATCTAATGTCAGACTCGCCGCAATCCTCACAAGGATTTGCCCTTAGATATTGAGTGAATATAACGCCTAACTCTTTCAATCGTCTTTTCAGTCGCTTCGCGCGTTGCTTTTTATGATAATCGGGGTTCCTTTTGATCCACTCGCGTTTACGCTCATAAAGCAGTTTCGCATGTTTTTTATAATATCTGCGCTGATTCTCGCGAATCTTTTCACGATTAGCTTCGCGATACTCGCGCATGTAAGCGGAACGATTGGGACTCTGTTGTTGTTTTTCATTAATCATTGCAAAAGTATAACACACTAAGGGCATATAATCAGACTCGCTTCACAAATCCGTCCTCAATGAGCTTCAAAGCGACATGGATCGGTATCCATTCCCGTGTGCCTTTCGGGATTTTGACGTTCTGCCAGTACCAGTGGTATCTGGCAGGCTTGTCACATCGCCTGATGAACCGGCAAAATACCAGGGCCATGCTGTGCTCGGAAAATCTCATGGCTCATTCGGGCTTGAATATCTCGATCAGCCGCTGGCCGATCCGGTGAATGAGTCCGAGCTTCCCGGGCAACTTCTCAGAGTAGATTTCGTCGCCGATAACCGGGATGGGTGTTGCCGGATCGAGTCGGTCATAAATAAAATCTGAATCAAGCCGTCTCACCTTGAATCCGCCTTGTGATAAGTCAGTAATTTCGATTAATACTTT